AATAAACTCTTGCAACTTGCGTTCGGTGATTGTTTGCGAGCCTTGAATTTTGATTAATAAATAGTCGCGCCTATCGTCTATGGATAAGTTACGATTATTTTCTAGTCCGTACACTCGCTCCCAATCATCAAGTCCCCAAGTAGCCGTTTCAACAAACAACTGCTTGCATATGTCGATAATCAATAAGCGTTGCTTTTCGTGTTCCTCGCTTAACGAATCTTGCGTTCCTTTAAAAGTTTCGTCCTTTGATAGGTATCTAGGCAAGTACCTAAGAACATCGACCTTATAGGTCCTTAAAAGGTTAAAAATCATAGAACACTCACCTCGCCTAATACCGCTAAATCATCAACCGCTAACTCGATTGATTTAGTAGCATTATTAATCGTTAAGTTCGTATAGTCAGTTGCTCCGGCATCTAATACAAGACTACCGATTTTCGAATACGCAACTTTTAATAAAGATGTATTCTTAATATTTTGTCGCTCAATGTCGATTAGGTACGCTTTAACTAATTCAGTGAATACCGATTGATTAAAATTACCTTCCGGTTTAACTGTAATATTGATTGTCTTAGGAGTAACAGTTGTTACCGTTACCACCGCACCCATAGGGCGTACAGTTTCAATATAATTAGTTACCTTGTTAATAATTTCTTGCGAAGCTGGACTAAACTCACTATTCACAATAATTACTTTAACAGTACCAGCGCCGTTCCATACTGGAAGCACTTTAGCACCACCAACACCACCAACAGACATCGCCCACTCATAATAGTGAGTTGCGTTTCCGCTAGTGCCAGGAGTTCGAACATGATTTAGATAACGAGTTCTTAATTCGTCGTCGCTTTCTGCGTTAAAACCATCGCCTATAGGTTCTGCATTATTAACGCTCATAATACCAGGTATAGACATTGGAATAACTGTTACTGATTGTGCTGTAACGTTACCGCCTATACCACCTTCAAGGGCTTGCACTTTAACGTTTGTTGAGTTATTAACTTGTACTGTTTCGAGCGTTTCAAATAAAACACCGGTTTGCGTAGCGAATTGACTGCCTTTTGGTAGAGTTCCGTTGCCTTTGACAGTAACATAACCAGTCGCCTTAGTTGCTTCTTTTCTAATTACGCCACTTTCGGCAGCTCGCATAGTTAAGAAATCGCCATAGGCAGTATCGCCAAACGCTACCTTGTACAATTCGCCTAATTCAACATAGGTTTTCATAAACTCAATAGCGTTAGAAGAAAATACATCATATTCAAACGTACCTTCAAACTTACTATAAGGCGATGTGCATTGCTCCTGTAAATCTTTTAATATTTCATCGCTAGTTGGAATGTTAAACATTAATATTAAGCCCTCCATATACTGTGGTTAATTCAACGGAACATTCTACCTTATCTCCGTTTTCATCGAACGTAATACTATCAATAGACTTGATATAAGGGTTAACCATAAGACATTCAACGATAACTCGTCTAAGTTCGCTATACCGTTCATTAACACTCATAACCTTTCCTATAAAAGGCTTTAATTGAATTCCATAACGAGTAGAATATGCCAAATACTGATTGCGTTCCGTCATTAAGGCTTTATACACCCAAACTTTTAAGGCATCATCACCAGTTACTTTTATTCGATTACCATTAGCGGTGAATTTAAATGAGTTGTTATCAAAATCCCAATCGTACTCAACAAATAACGGCAAGTCCTCGCTTTGATAAGCATTAATATTTGTTGAACCAGCAAACGGATATTCTGCACTCATAATTTCACCACCTTTTGACCGATGTAATAAAGCTGTTCACCTTGTGCATATACTGGGAATACTGTTACCTCATCACCTACTCGCAATGTATCAGTCATGATAATCGTATCGGTATAATCGTTATGAATTTCATGTGTATGACTTTCAAACAACGCCAAGCCACCACCACCGGAGCGAGGTTGCGTTTCACTTATGATGTGCCCTTTTGCCTCCCTGTAGTGGTCCGGCTTCCAGTAGTCATTAAGATATATCTGTTCATTCGTAATGTCGATGTTATCACAACGAATAACCAGGTTAGGGAATGGTGATGTAACAACACCAATTCGCATGCCCATTGGTTGCTCGTCTTTAGCTATGCCGTGAATAGTATTAACCATTTTCGCCATAGAATGTGCAGCACTCGGAATATCATTAGGCATAATGTATTTCTACCTTTCTTTTAGTTGACTTTCTAGTAGACCTTCGACCTTTTCCCTTAGGGGTTTTGTTTTTCTTTTTGGCTTCACGCTCCTGGCGTTTCTTTTCTTTTGCTTCTAAGGAATGGTCTACCTTTTCTTTCGTCATTAAGTTTTCAAACTCAATTTCGAGCTTCATAGTATGCTGTCCGTTTTCGAATTTATGAGTATCACTCTTTATCCAAAACTGACCGCTTAACTGTGTAATCACATCTTTAATTTCAACTGAATACGAGGACAAGGCGTCATAGTCGCCTAAGCAGTCAATAACACCAGTACGTTCAGGACCTTTGAATATATCCTTAACTTCCTCTTGCGTGTTTTTGTTTTTGCTTTCCTTGTATACCGCTTGTATCATGGAATACTTTTGGATTTGGTCGTCCTTGCTTTCATATCGAATTAAGTTACCCTTATCATCAACAATCATGACTTTATTAATCATGTTTTCGATACTTTCCTTGTAGGAAGAGTCTGTAATGTTTCGATACTGGTCGATTACAAGTCCTTCAATAACTGAACCTTTTTCTATGACGTCAAGTTCATCGCCCTCCATCATAGCTTGATATTTTTTGTTTGTCTTTTTGGCCGCTTCAGTATAAGCCATTAAAATGATTTGATAACCTGACTTATTATTGGCGATAAAAGTTATTTTTTCGCCTGTTTCAGCGAGGTTACCTACCTTAATACCCATTTCCTTGCAAACGGCCTTTGTAATGTCCTCTGCGGTCATATTTGTGAATTTCCTAGTAGTTTTTGATTTACTAAGAATAAACATATTGTCATAACACGTTACCGTAATTGTTGATGCGGAGGTTTTTCGTTCGGTGCAATATATATTACCAACGAACTGCAACTCTCCGTCTTCTGAATACGCTTTTACAGTTTCACCTATGCCAATTACATATACAGGCCAATTCGTATCACGAGGTTCTTGCGTGTACACAAATTCAAGTTTTCGTGCTGCCTGAATACGAGAACCGCTCCATGTCGAATTATTAACTAAATGAGATATATCGTTTTCAACTGGAACTTGCTTATCTTTGCCAGTTTTTTCATCTTTAACTGTCTTAGTTCCGATGTGTTTAATAATCATCACTTAACCTTCAACTTTCTTAACTGACTTAAATTATTAATAGCTAAATTCTTTAAGTCGTTAGATTGAATAATTCGTTCATAATGCTTGTAGTTGCCGTATGCTTTTTTAGCAGCATCTAAAATATCTGCACCCTTATTATGTAGCGTTGCGGTGCTAGGCTTATTGTTGATTGTAGGTCTATCTTTAAGACCTGTTACATCATCAACAGCCTTTGCATCGTCCGCCGTCATAGATGTGTTTAAATCTTTATACGCTTTAAGACTAAGCGTGTAATATAAATCGCCTGTGTTTTCTTGCTTCTTCCAAGGGAATGCCATAATCGCCATCATTAAATTAATAGGGCCATCGCTAACAATGACCCTAATCGGTTTCTTTGACTCTTTCCACTTGTTGATTAAAGCTACAATTTCCGCCGGCTTACGTTTATCACCTACGATGAATGGATAGTCTTTAGCTGGAAGAAAACTTTCAAAAGACAAGGTAATTAGTTTAGGGTTACCAAATAATAACGCTTCACCTATTTGAGTGATGTTAACGCTTTTATTGTCCTGTTCATTACCTACTTCATACTTTGTTGGAGTTACTGGCAAGACTAATCGTTCATCGCCTTGTGAGAGTATCACTGTAGGATAGTTATTTCCGCTCTTACCTAAAATCACAGATAAAAGCGATAACGCTCTACCAATACCGCTGATTAATTTCGCCATTATACACCTCCATAATTTACTTCCGCACTTTCAAGCATAGAGAATAACGAATGTGCTATGCGGTCAATATCTGCTTCTTCACGAACAACGAATGTATTTCCACTGATAGAGTATTGGTTAACGGAGTTATTACCACTTAAACTATCCGCAATCATCTTTTCAGTTGTTGCATGTGGATAAATTCGACTGCCGTTCGGCAAGTCTACAATTTCACCGCCACGTTCATTAATTTCAGTCCAACCACCGCCGAAATGACTTGTGCCAGTTGCATGTCCTGGAATGCCAGTTGCTTGCGCCCCTCGTGCTTGAACAGCACTTAAAGCACTACCGATAGCACTAAATACACCGCTTGCCGCACTTTTAATAGGGCTCCATACATTTGCATCAAACCAGTTAGCAACGCCAGCCCATACACCTTTAATGCTTTCCCATGCTTCACTGAAGAACCCCTTAATAGCTTCCCACATGCTACTCGCAGCACTAGAAATAGGTTCCCATACATTACCAATAAACCAATCAACAGCCGGACCAAAGATAGCAACGATACCGTCCCAAGCAAAGCCGAATATACCGGCTATAGTGTTAATCACTGGAGCACATGTCGCTACAATGTCATTCCATTTTTGGCTAAACCAGTCAGTCAAGCCTTCAAGGTTGCTTGTAATAGCATCGTAAATTTGCTGTGCTACTTCTTCACCGAATATAGCACCACCAACACCACCTACAAGACCACCAATAGCACCACCAACGGCAGTTCCTACACCAGGAGCAATAGAACCTAAGGCAGCACCGCCCATAGCACCGAGTTTAGCACCAGCCAAGCCACCGGCAAGGCTACCACCTAAACCAACACCAGCACGAGCTTTATCATCGCTTGTAGCAATATCATAAGCACCCATAGCTAATGCCAACGGAACAGCAATTTTACCACCGACTTTTGTTAAGCCGTTTCCTAACTTACTTGCACCGCTTTTCAACTTACCAAAACGGCCACCGCTTTTAGGTTTAGCACCTTTGCCACCACCTTCAACAATAGGCCCACCTTGACCCATTCCAGTCATATTGCTTGCATTTACAGTTACATTTAAGGCTTGAACGGTCATATCACCTACTGTGCTATCTGCACCAGTACCAGTTCCACCACCGCCTTTTAAACCTTTAAATAAACCATACGCACCTTTGCCGATTTTAAATGCACCAATACCACCAACTGCTAATGCTGCAGCGGATAAGATAGAAGGAAGACCTTCCATTTTAAGCGTTTGACCTACTAACTCTTTAATAGCAGAAGTTATTCCGTCAAGTACGCTTCGAATGGTAATACCGTTAGTTTCAAAGTTTTCAGTTAAACCTACAAACCAGTTGTCTATGCCTTGTACAATATCTCTAAAACCGCCAATGCTACCGCCCATTAATTTCGTAGTAAACGAGTCCCAATCACCGGATAATTGTTCTAAATCACCCTTTAGATTGTCCATGCGAATTTTCGCCATTCGTTCGGCAGCACCGCTCGAATTATCGATTGCACCGGCTAACTTATCAAAGTCTTCATAAGGCGAATTAACTAATGCGAGCAAGCCTGACATAGCTTCTTGACCGGCAAGCATACCAGCAACGGCTGCTTTACTATCCGGAGATAGTTTCTTCATACCTTCGCGAATGTCGGCGATAATATCCCTAAATGGTTTCATCTTGCCATTCGCATCTAAGATATTTAAGCCTAAAATGTCCATCGCTTCTCCGGACTCTTTGGTCGGTTTAACTAAACGAGTCATCATCGCTCTTAATGCTGTACCAGCTTCTGAACCCTTAATGCCCTGGTTAGCCATAAGACCTACAGCAAGTGCAGTATCTTGTACGCTAAACCCTAAGGCGCCGGCTACTGGTGCAGCGTATTTGAACGTTTGACCCATTAAAGCGACGTTGGTATTCGAGTTAGTGGCTGCCGCCGCTAACACATCGGCAAACATAGCAGAGTCTTTCGCTTGTAAACCAAACGCAGATAAGCTATCAGTTACAATGTCGGAAGTCATAGCTAAGTCTTCGCCTGATGCGGCCGCTAAGTTCATGATACCGGCAATACCGCCTATCATTTCATTAGTTTTCCAACCAGCCATGCCCATATATTTAAATGCTTGTGCAGACTCTAAGGCACTGAATTTAGTATCGGCACCCATTTGAATTGCTTTTTCATTCAACTTTTGGAACTCGTCCGCCGTAGCACCTGAAATAGCTTTAACCGCTGACATTTCTTCTTCAAAGTCCGCATAGCCTTTTACGGCATCAAATATACCAAACCCAATGCCAGCCATACCGGCCATTTGCATTGTAGTTCCAAGCATAGCACCGCTAAGTTTATTTCCAGCACTAGACATAGCACCGGCCATATTTTGCTTAACGTTAACTGTAGCTGTGTATACTTTGCCTTTAAAGGTATTGAGTTCACTTTTAATCTTTTGGACTTTAGAAGTAGCATCATCTTTGGCGTCAATCTTAACTTTGATATTGCTACCAGTACGCTTTAACTTAGATAATTCACTTTCGGCTTTTTTGGTTGCGTTTGCTATTCCTTGAACGGAGCTGACAGCACTATTCATGCTTCTATCAACACCGGCCATCGCAGGAGTAACAGCATTGGCAGATTTTGCTAGTTGTTGCGTTGATTGTTGCGCCTTTTTAACTGCATTCGTAAACCCTTTATCGTCAAGGTACAGTTCGACGCCTAAACGTTCTTTATTATCCACCTAATACCTCCCTTATAGCTAATTTAGCAACTTCCACACGTTCTTTCCTTTCCTTTTCCATAGCTACATGGCAAAGCAGTTTTTCCATTAAGGACAAACTAAAAAAGTATTCAAACGTATGACCTTTTAAAACTAAGTAGGCGGCCGTAGCCGCCTCCCAGTCTTCTTCTATTACTTTTTTGCTTCGTCAAAAATAGCGTGGTCGAGTTTTTTGCCAACGCCTACAGACTCAATCAAAACTGTGCTAATAGCTTTAATTTCACCGAATTCGAATAACTTACCTACAATGTCCATAGGTTCGGCGCAATCGTATGCTTTTTGCAAGTCCTTGTCTTTCAAGTTAGGTTCTACAATGCAGTTGTAAACGATGTATTCATCGTTATCGCCATCTAAACCTAATGCTTCGGTCATAAGTAAAGTCGTAGGCTTTTTAGCTACGACTTCACCCAAGGATGTTTCGATTGTTAGTTTTTGACTTTTGCGTGCTTTAATTTCTTCACGTTTAGCAATTAATTCGTTAATAGATACAGACATTGTTATGTTCCTTTCAATTAATCAATAGATTCGATGTATTGTAAATCTTCCGGTGTAAAGCCGAATGGAATATCAGTTTCAACAACTTTGCCTTTTTCAAAATGTAAAGGAGTTAATTTATTGAACCATACATTATCAATAGAGATACGTTCCTTTTGGCCGTCCACTGCGTCAGGGTCGTCCAATAAACCTGTAATCACGGAACGAGGGTCATGACCTGCACTCCATGCTTCATGCAACTTGCGGAAGTTTCGATTAATAACGTTTTTAATTTTGGCAGTACCTTCACCTTTAAGGGATGTAATTTTACTGTCAACAGAGTTTCCGATGATAACGTCTTCACGTTGTGCTTCGATTGTACATTCGAAACTTTCGATTTCGAATACCAACTCACCGTCAAACCATACTTTGCCGTGAGAGCCGTTCCAACGACGGCGACCACGATATTTTACATCTTCGCTTGCTCTTGCCATTTATTCTTTCCTCCTATTACATTGTGAAACTAATTTTAAGGTCTTCCATAGCGTCAACGAATTTAACTGTACCAGCTAAACCAACTTCGGAACCTGTATTATATTCGCGAATGTCCATAACAGACATTTTAGAAATATCTTCACCTTTGATGATGGCGTAGTTCTTTTGAAATTGTTCGTCAATATCTACATTGTTTTTAGCTCGAGCGTCAAGCACGTTACCGGCTAATTGATTAAAGTAAACCATGATTGCTGCTACGAATAGCATTTTATGGTCGTAGTCATTGATATATTTACCAACATAGAACTTTTTGAAAGTATCGCGAATGTCGTCTGTTACCATATCAACACCTTCGATGATTTTGATTTTACGGAATTCTTGACCTTTGTCAGTTGTAAACGTTTGCAAGGAGTTGCAAGCACGAGCGATTTTAACACCTTCGCCGTCTTCTTCGTCGAATAAATGTAATTCACCTTTATCGATGCGGTCGGTTAAGTCCTCGTACACTTTAACGCTTTCAACTTCGGTTAATTTGTAATAAGTAGCGGAGCGGTCTAACGGTAAACCGGCCAAGATACCAGCAATACGAGCAGTATATTCAATTGGAGTATACGTTTTGTATGTAGTTCGACCTTGAGAGTCTTGACCGTTAGGCACTTTAATTTCTTCTGTGCAGAAGTTGATAACGCCGTCATGGTCTGCTGCCACGCTACCTACTACCGCTTTAACAGTTTTACGACCATTGTTGCGTTCCGCTTTAATGTAGGACGCTAAATCTTGCTGGTCTTGAACTGTACCAGTAGGAGCGGCGATATAGTTAAAGCGAGTATGCTTTAACTGTTTTAACAAAGTAGCTTGTGTATTTTTGGCACCTTGTACAGTTGTTTTAGGTAATGTATATACCAATACACGCAAAGGTGTTCCGTCCAAGCATTTTTTAATTAAATCAGTCGTAGCATCATCGAATGTTCTGTCAGGAATTTCGCTAATGTCGGAGATTTTGTACTTATTAGATACATCAGTTGTTTCGCATTTTAAAATCAATGCTACAACGCCACGAGCGGAACGCTTGATAGCAGTTACGCCTTTTGTTTTAAAGTCAATTAAGACTTGCGGTAAACCGAATTTTTCTTGTTCGTTTGGCATTTAATTATTCCTCCTCGGTTAAATTAGAGCCGTTAAGGCTAAATGAAAGAGTATTAACAAGTTCACCACGAACGAAGTTAACTTCCTCGTCAGTGAATGCGTCGTTAAACTCGAGATTAAAAATGAAGTGTAATACTTCATCTATGAATGTATGTTCAAAGTCGTTAATGGTGATGTATCTATCATCGACTTTCAGTACAGGCCTAAACACACACTCTAAGCTATCACTCATTTCGTATAAGTCCGCACGTTTAATGCGGTTATTCTTATCTTCCATAGCTCGGAATGTAATATCGACTTGAACAGTCCTTTCGAAATAGTTGTAATCACCAACTCCACTATGAACGAACATTTCAATATAAAAATAAGGTGCATTTGACTTTTCAACGTTGTCAAAATACACCTTATAATTCGGATATTTGTTTTTCAAAAGGTCAACTAAGGCCTTTTGAATAGTTCTTAATTTAAGCATCTATCAAGTTCCTTAGTATCTTTCTTGTGTCATTTAAAAATTTATTTTTACGCTGAACCGTAGAACGATGTAACATCTTATGCCCTTTGACAAAACCGCCTTTCGGTGTTCTGTGTCCATATTCAATATGGTTAGCATATTCAGTATTGTTGTATACCTCAATGGAGTTATTTTGCGGTTCAGTACGCTTCCAAGCGTTGCGAAGTGTACCAGTATCAACAGGAGTTTTCGCCTTTGTATCGGCGATTAATAACTCTGCTTGTTGTTGTAAAAGTGTATCGATGTATTCAGGGTACAACGATAAAATCTTTTTCCACTTAAAATTCAACTCCATGAAGCCGTTAACCTTTGCTCCCATAGTTAAGCCTCATCATCACGAATTAACGTGATTTCCTGGTGCGTTGTGTACTTAAAAGGACTATCACATCGCATGATAAATGTTTGACCTTGATGATTGATTTTAACAATATCATTCGCCATAACATCATAATCAACTGGCAAGGACAATCTTAATTTATCCTTTAACGTGAATACGCTGTCAGTATTAACACCATTCATGCTTGTTTGTCCTGTTTGTCCTAATTTACAAGGAATATCAACATACACATCAACGACGTC